AAAGACTTAGAGAAACCTTCGGTCATGGTCTTAATCTTTGAGCTTACCTGCTCAGACGTTGCCCTGCCGTCTTTGACGTCGGCCAGCAATTTCGTTAATTCATTGCGACCCTCTATCTCAAAGTGTCCAGATATCTCTAAGCTGCGAGCCTTGGCCACCGCCTGGTCAAAGAAGTTAAGCGAGCTGGTGCTACCAATACCAAGAGGCACGCCGTCTTTAGCCCTCTGCAGTTGTTCGCTTGTCAGTGGGTTATCTGTTGCGTACTGCAAACCCTCTTGCTGGCGCATGGGTGCAGCTAGTTGGAAAGCACTAGCGCTCATCCTGTCGAGCACTTGGGCTAGCTGGCTGGCGCCTTGTGCCGCAGCCCTTGGTCCGACAAAATCTACCGCCTGCTGCTGTGGCTGCACCATAGGCACACCGCCCACAGAGCGCAGTTGCATTTGTCCTGATTCAAGTCTTTGTGTTGCCATATCAGCTCGTAGATGTTGGTGTTTTAGGCGCAGCAGGTGACGCAGTCAGTCTGAGATAGTCAATGCCAGCCTTGCCCAGCTTGGCGCCAGCAAGTAGACCGCTAGCCCTGCGGCCAGCCTCGCCAGCAAACGTGAGCTGGCCAGCTTGGCTTCTTGCGCTGTAGAGGTTTAGCGTGTTCTGGTACTCAGTAGACTGCAGCATAGCCGTCGCATCCTCAAAGCCCAGCACCCGAGCTGTCAAAGCGTTGAGGTCTGATATGCCAACGTCGCGCATAGTGCCTTGGATGTTTTGGTTAATCACACTCTGTATAGATCCCTCACCCAGCACCACGCCAGATGCAGCCGCCCTGGCACGTACAGCTGCGTTGGTGGCGCGCATATTCTTTAGCAGGGTGTTGCCAGCAATGGTGTAGTTCTGAGCCTCCAGCTCGGCCTTCCTAATTGTGCGGCCAGCTTGAATGGTGGAGTACTGCTCGGCCATGTCAGCGCGCACCTCAGCCACTGCCAGGGTGTCTCTTGCCTGCAGCATGTAGCTAGTCTGCTGGTTGATAGCTGCGGCTTTGCTAGCCTCAATCTCGCCATAGCTAGCCAGCAGGCCTGCGCCTGCGACCATTCCTGCTGATGATGGTGGTAATGTTGCCATGTCTTATGTTCCTGAGAAAACCGCTACACGGTAGTCCAAGCCTAGCAGATTCATCTTTACTGGTAGGTCTTGGGATACCTCAATACTCTGCTCGCGGTTGTAGCCAAGCACGCCATTGACCCGCTTGATGCCGGTGAACTCTGGTATTGGATCATCCAGCAGCGGGTTGTCAAAAAGCCTAAAAGCTACCGGCTGATTGTTAATAATCAGGTTCTGTGTTTCGTTAAGCACTGCGCTAATCTCTACAATGCGCTTCTTGAAAGAGACCCGGCTGCCAGTCTGCAGCTTGACCTCGGCAGGCATGGTCTTGACATAGACCGTGATGGGCAGGCCAACCTCGTAGCTGGTGGTGCTTGATCGGTCAAAGGTTACCGAGCCGCCACCGCTCACGGTCTCGTTGCCTTGCGGTGAACCGTCTGTAATCACATTCAGCACCTTGGCCACATGGGGTAGGCCGCTGGCGCTTGCTGCTGCACCACCAACAAAGGCACAGTCTGTAAAGTACTCATAGCCAAAGATCTCAATAAAGTACCTAACCACGCTGTTAAACGTGCGCTTGGTTACTACATAGATCTGGTTGACATCCACGCCCACATCGATGAACTCGCCATCGGTAGTGAACTCAGATGGGCTAGTGACTTGCTGGCTGCGCATGATGCTGAACGCTGCAATGCTGCCATCATCCGCATTGGTCATCAAGAGCAGGTCGGCCTCTTCAGTGCTCGATGCCCTGCGCAGTGCAACCCGCTGTGGACCCTTCAATAGGTGCCCAGACAATAGCGATATACGCTGTGTGATGTAGGTCAGCTGGGTGTCGCTAAAGATAAACTCGTTGAGCGACTTGCCCTGGCGCTGGATGTAGATCGAGCCAGAGTCAACCGATTGCACGCGAGTGCCAGGCTTGATGCCATTTCTGCTCACATTCTTGAATGTAAAGGTCAGCGGAGTGACAGGGTCGGTGCCAGCCTGCGGTATGAAGAACTCACCGCCAGTAGTAAACACTTGGAAGTCACGGCCACTGATTATGTCGGTGATGACGTTGAGGTCGTTGGTATCAAGCGTTGCCTCAACCGCATCATCATCTAGCGACTCGCTTGGCACAAAGTCAAAGAAGAGTCCAATCTTGGATCCCCAGATTGTGGATGGCCGAGACTTGCTGCCACCAAAGTAGAGCCGTCCCTCATGGAACGATACAGAGCGTGGCCAACCCTTGGTGCTCGACCACACATCCACATAACCGTGCTCTAGCTCCCAGCGGCCTGCGTCAATAACTGTTGTGTTAAAGAACGGGTACTCGGTCACCGTTTCAACAACGGTAGCCGAGACATAGCGAATAATCCTTGCGCGTCCCTGCGGCTGTGCATTGATGTACTGGTTAACAGACAGGGCTGAAAACGTGGTTGTGGTGTAGGTGCTTGTGTTGTTTGGTGTGGTGGTAAAAGCCTCACCCACCGTGGCCACCTTGGTGCTGCCGACATAGTCCTCAATCAACCGCGTTTGGCCAGAGCCTGTGCCGCCTGTGATGTTGACGTACATGCCAACATATATGTCATCTGTTGCACTTGCTGTTGTCTTGAGTGTGATGGTCGTGCTGGTGCCAGCTTGTGCTGTGCCAGAGTCATGGTGTGTGGTAGATGCTGTAAGAGTCACATTACCAGACACAGCAGACGGGGTCAGAGTTGAGCTGGTGTTGGTGTGGAAATCAATATCGTAGGCGTACTTAGGAATTGAATCAAACGTGATATCTGTAGCCGTCCACGATGTGTCGCTGGTGCGGGTGATGCGCACAGGGTTTAAGTCTGGGTGCACCACGATCAAAGTGTCAGCTGACTGTGTCCAGCACATGTCGTCCACAATTGTGCTGCCAATAGTGGTTGTTAAATAGCTGTTACCAGTGCCGTTGATGTTTGTCTGCACCACACCGTTTTTAACTACATGCATACGGTTGTGGGTAAAACACAACATGTAGCTATCGTCCACAGAGAACTGGAACGGCACCAAGCGCACGCCGTTGCCGGCAGACTCGGTGCTAGTGTTTGGCAGCTCAAAGACATGCTTAGTGCCAGGCCTGCGACGCAGCCCACCTTGGGGCTGGATCAATACATTAGTCGCCTTGGCCAGCGCATTGCCGTATGCAGCCAGGTCAACCCTAGCGCGCAACAAGGGGTCAAGCTCGCCGGTTGCAAAGTTGGTTGTGAACTCTACAAAGCGTGGCATTAGTTTCTCACTGCAATTAAGCTGTAGTCTTCAATGACACGCACAGGGTTGTTCTGGCCATCGATCTGGGCAGCTGTGCGAAAGAACCCACCGCGGCCATTCTCAGAAATGTCACCAGTGGCCACACGCTGCCACTTGGTTGCCTTGTCCTGTTGTTCGGTCACGGTCTCTGCAATGTGCCAAGCCACCATGTACTTGAGCAGCTGCACAAAGTACTGCGGCATTGCAAACTCTGGCACGCTAAATTGGTAATCAATAAAGACGCTAGTCAGGTTGGTGAGCAGCTTGTCGCCTTGGATCTCCCAATCTTTTTGTATAGGGCTGCTCTGCGTAGAGCTGTTGTATACCAAGCGTGGGTTGGCTAGCTTGTCGCCTGGCAGCTGATACTCATAGCGCCAGAAAGATGTAGGGGTTGTGATGAGCTGTGCCAGCTGCACCTTCTTCATGCCAAAGCTCCACGGGTACATCACCAAGGTGGAGTCTCTAATATCTGGATAGAGTCGGTCGCATACGCTAGAGGCGTCGGTGCCGTCGTTAAAAGACGATATAGCCTTCGCTCCTATTAAGAGCAAGGCATCAGAGCAGATCGATACACCAGTGTCACCAGCAGCCATTTGAACCTCTCAATGTGAGAAAGGCCAACCTCCGCTAATGGCAGAAGTTGGCCTCTTTACAGCAGACCCGATTTAGTCGGTATCTGTTGCGCTTACGGTTGTACCGTCAGCAATGTCAACCACTCCAGCTGAAGACACAGCGTTGACGTAAGTCAACACTAGGCTGGGGGTAGTAGCGTCATAGACAAAAATAATGTCGCCGACTTTTAACAGCGATGCGATGCTGTCAAAGTAGCTCACAGTGTTAACCGTGGCTTGGGTATCTGTTGTTTTGTACAGATACATTGATGGTGCATTGCCAGATTTGGCAGCGCATACGGTTACAAAACCAGTGCTTGAAAATGCCATGTCAGTCTCCTAGATTAAGTTTCACGGCAGGTGATCTTGA